GGCAGACCTGGGCCAAAGGCAGATCATCACAATTCACTGCGCCGATTCATGGCACGACGCTGTATATTGTGGGTCGGGCGACTCACGTGACCACACCCAGCCACCGGGGGTGGTCGAGGTTAAGAACAACCTCGTTTTGTTCACGCTTGTCAAGATCTGGATCGCGAATCACGAGCCAGTTGGGTTTGTCGAAGTTTGTGCCATCATAGATGTCGACATACAACTCATGGAAAACTCGGAGTTCGGGCGGTACCAACTGGTCCAACCACGGGTTCGAGAATGGCGTTAAGCCCTGTCTGGTTTTAAACTGGGACTCCAAAGACAATTGACCCTCGATGCTGAGACCATAACGACGTTCAACCAGCATCCGTGTGCGATCGCCGCAATGGCGACGCGGCGGCAACCGATCGTTTCCAAAACTGGTGCCGATGCCTAGCTCACGCATAATGTTTTCAAAGCGTTCACGCTGATAAACATTGAGAGCATTGCTTTTGATGTACGTTGCAATGTCATGACCGCGAGTAACACGCAGCAAATACAGAGCAAACTCAGTTGCAACGGGCATTCCATTGTACTGATAGTACAAACTCAGGGCTTTGGCGCGCAATGCGGCCATCATTCGCGCCTTACGGGCACCGAGAAGATCCCGAGAGACCCACCCTGTACTCAAGAGCACTTTGACGGGGTCCGTGACGACAATCAACTCGTCTTCGTCACAGACGTTACCACAGAAGGACGCCTCCCCCCAGGTGTCGACAAAATCGATTTTCAGCTCAAAGCCCAGGTTTCGCGCACGCTCGCCCGTAGGGACGTAGCGGAGCGGATCGACGCCAATGAGGCCGTCGTCGCCCTCAAAGCAGCACGGTATGTCCTCGACACCACATTCCTCCATGTCATAGAAGGTCAGCAACATATTTGTCACACAGTTGCCGAGCGATGTGAACATCTCGCCACTTGCACGTTTGCCCATGACCGAACCCTCGAACGCATTCCAATGTACTATGTTGCGCCCAAGAACCGTCTCGTCAAACTCCTTCAACCACCACGCGGCGCCCAAGACGTCGCCCAAAATGTGTTGGTAAATCACGCGCTCACAAGCCCATATGATGACGGGCCTGAAGCTTCCCTCGAAGCGACTGTAGTCAGTGCATGCAAATCTCGAGTAACCTTTAAACTTGTCTGCCAGAAACTTGCCGCGTTCGGTAACCGGTACGTATTTCACTGTCCACGGCCGCGCCCATTCGAAGAACGTTTTCTCGATGATTTTAGAGTAAGGCCCATCGATTGCCTTATGATAGTCGGCCCGCGGATAAATGCCGCGAGGTATTGCGGTCTGGACGACGCTCTCCAACTTTTGGAATCCACGAATGTGACGGTGCCCATTCGCACTCGCCGACAAAGCGGCCGCCAAAAAGCCCTCGTCATCCATATGGCTGTGGACCGCATCCCGTATTTCCTGTTTGCGTTTTTCGGTGTAAGACGTACCGGCCAACCATGTCTCGACAGAAACATCGGACAGAGGGTCAGCACGCGGCAGCCGAGTAACCCAACGACGCACAAACTTCATGAACTTGATTAGCTCAGGACCGACAATTGGGGTGGTCTTTCGAAAGAACCTACCTACCGCACCAGCGCGGGCGTTGTCTGTGCTGGTGTTGTGCCACACAAACGATGACAATGCATGAACCGGCCCGGCAGAAACGGCCATGACCGGACGACGCTCGTTCCATTTGGTGACAGCCCCGACGCGCGCAGTCGGATCCATTTCGCCCAGTGGTTTCTGAAACTTGGCAAAAAGATCGACATACGACACGCCTCTCACAACTTCACGACCGAACCCGCCTTTTCGACGGGCGAGGTGTCCAGCGGCGCCGGGGCTCGAAGAAAAGATGCGGCACGCTCAAGATGCCACTTCCAAATAGCCATGAACAAGTTGGTCGTGCCACTGACCACACCACCGGCGTAAGTCATCGCCTCCGCTGAGCCAGCATTGATGTACTTCGCGGTTTCGCAGACCTGCGCAATGCGAGCGCGCACGGCTTCTTCGCTAGCGGTGTACGGCAACGTGACACCGCACAACATCGAGCACAAAAGGGACAAACTTGCCACCGCCGTCTGGGAAAAATCGACGATGCGCTCGTGATGATTGTTGCAGCGTATGCCCTGATACGACACACCCTCATTCCTGCGCGAACAACACCGCATGACTGACACAATCGAGACCCGATATTCAAACAAACATGCCGGGGCATGAATGCGCATGAGGCGGTGCGTCGGCAATCGCTTGTCCACCTCGCTGAAGTCCCAAGAGTCAAGGTTCTTTGATGCGTTGAAGGCGTCCACGTAGTACTGCTGAACGCGTCGTGTCGAGTCGGAGGCCGGCATGAAATGTCCTTTGAACCAGTGTTGTGTCGGCTTGTGTGCCAACGACAAAAGATCACCGGTTTTGATGTTGAACCAGATAAGTGCAGCATCGGTTGGCACGCGTTTCCACTCAAGCGGCGCACGATCGAACAGCGCCAGCAATGGTGCTGTGGCGGCACGCAACAAGCCGTTCTTGTCAAACTGCACATTGCCCTCGACAAGACGCCGCACGCTCGGCGCCACGTCCAAAATGGTCGTTGCGCTCGCAATGCGCGCGACATCGAGCGACTCCATAAGACCCGCACGATACTTTGCACCAGCATCTGTCGCGGCCGGCGCGATAGCATCGACCCCTACAGCATCAACTGCAGGAAGCAGCCGGGCATCGTTCGGCCCTGCTTTCACCTGCTTGCGGAATCGGTGCCACCAACGGCGCCGCTTGAAGCGCCAACCAGGTGGCATCACCACCGGCTCGTGGCCATTGAGCCGCGCCTGAACACGCACACCGACATTGGCGCGAAGGAGGCCGCATACACAGACGCGACCAGGCACTTGAGCAGCACCCAATACAGCGCCACATCGACAAGGCTGAATCCATCTGAGCACCAGCCGCAACCGCCTAGGGGGCGGTGCCGGAGGCAGCGCGATCTGCGGCTGGAGCGGCCGAGGCACCCATTTGCCACCTTGTCGTATGCAGTCCCACATGTGTGGTTGACCAGGCGGGAGATCAGGCCCCAAACGCGAAACGACTTGGCCGCGCACTCTGCCGAGCTGCCACATGTGCAGTTGTCCAGGCTTCAGAACAGGTCCAAAGCTCGGCGGTGCGGCCACAGGAAGCGGCGGCGCATTTCTGCCGGGCTGCGCAACGGATGCGACCGCAGCAGACTGCGGCGACGCTGCAAATGCTGGTGGCTGCGGCGGCGGCGGCGCAGGCGGCGGAGACAGCTGCGACACGGCGAGCGCCGGCGACTGTGGCAGTGGCGACACGGACGCCGACGACTGGGTCGGAGACGGCGGGGCCTGCGGGGGGGGCGGCGCCACCAATGGCGACGGCGGCACGGCCGATGGCGAACCTGCCACCGCAGAAGCGGCAACAGTCGCACCTGATGCAGCACCACTTGTCGGGGCAGCAGCAGGCGGCGCGGAAACAGAGCCCACAGGAGACCCGGACGTCACACCACCATCGACAAAAGTCTTGTTTGCTGCAGCTGCTGCAATGGCCACGACGACGTGGTCCGGCGCGCCATCACCCAGACCCATCATGTCCGCGACCTCCTGCAGTTTACTCGACACAGGCCGCGCGCGCTGCACAAACTGCCACTTGAACACGAAAGGCTCAAAGCCCAGCGTGCCGCGATAGTGAACAAATCGTGCTTCGCGCATCTCACCGTCAGTGCTGGCAAAGCACTTTGGCGACGGCGGCGCATAACGAACCTCTGGTCCCTCCTCAAGTCGGAACACAGGCTCATCATCTGCCAACACCACATCGACGCGCTCCATCTTGGCACGTGAGTAGCCAATACAACCACGAACCGCTGCTTGACCATCAAAGGAAACAAAACTGCAGCGGAACACGCATCGCCAGAGCTCTGCGGTGTTTGGGCTGTGTCCGACAGGCACCACCTCTTGCCCGCAAAACAGCTCCCGGCGCAATACCGGTTCAAAATGCTGCTTGCGGTTGCGTCCATGCACCACAGTGCCCAAAAATGGTGCACCGGCATTGTAAACGCCTCCTCCATGTTCGCCAGGCATCTCCGTCTCAACGGTGATGCACACGCCGAGGTACTTCGCGGTCCAGTACACAACTTCCTGCTGAACGTAAACCTCGTAGCGGCGATAATGGTCCACCTCTTCGCCACAGCTCTGCGCAAAGTCCATAACCGAACAACGCAGCTGATGGCTGACTGCAGGTGGCCAGTCAGTGATTACCAGCCCATGGGACCGATAAAACATGAGCACCAGGACGCTGTGGAACCAACAGCTGCCATCTCCCGGCACAGTCATGATGACGTCGTCTTGCGGCAACAGACAACGGCGGAGCCCGCCCGATCGATACACAGCCTTGAGCTGTGCCTCAGTCCGGACCCCAGACAACCACATGCGCTGAAAAAACTGAGTGTTCGCCGAGCTTTCCAACTCACGCTTCTGGTCTATCAGCGCACCGGCTGCCATGTAGGCCTGTGAAAACGATTCAAACGACGCCACCTTGATTTGTTCCTTACCATAACGGAAGTCAAAGTGAAGCGGCATCATCGTCGTCACTGAGTCGTCGGCTGCTTCTCGCCAGCCCGACGCCTCGACTTTGCGATCGCTCCCCTTCTTAAGCGAGTCGTCTTGTTTGCCTTGTCGTCGGCTACCTCCTCCTTCCAACAGCGGCACACTACCACGGCAACCTTTTGCAGCTTCTTTGGCTGGGACAGTTGGACCGTGTGAGCAGATGCCCGCTTCAGCTGCCTGGGACAGACCTGAAACCTCGTCGCCGGGTAGGCGAGTCTTCAGTCTCAGGTCCGCGACCCCACCAACGTCATTTGTGGATCCGCGGCTCGCTGTTGCGGTGTGAAGGTGTCCCCCGATTGTGAGACGGATGGGACGTGGTCTCGTTACAATGTTTGTTGTTTGCATGTTGTAACAAGAAGGGCGGCCCCGTGCTCCGGTGGTCAACCCGGAGCTCGAGGCCGTGAACTGCGCAGAGCGCAGGACGCATGTTGGTAACCCAGTTGCGACAAACTGGGCGGTAAGGCTAGGCCCGTGGATGTCCTGCCCCACGGTAACTACCCGACCACACAACACCACCCACGCAAACCAGGTGTGGTGCCGCGCCTCAGAGCACGTCTACGAAGAACCAGGTACGGATACTATGCCCCGTGGGTTCTGATCAGAACAAAAGAAAGCCCTGGGGGACCAAACCCAGGCGAAAGAAGACAAGCCACCCTTGTTTAAATGCAT